ATTTTCAACTGTCAGTTCTTCTAACTGTCGAAATATATCATTATTTGTTCTTCTCATATTTTATATATCGTACATTTATGGAAATTTATTTAATTCCTGCTGGACAGTAACCATATATTGTATAAGGAAAATGCTTTAACACAATATATATATTGACAACTATAGAATATTATGTTATATTAGTAAAAATATACGTGAAAAAAATAGATGTACACTCGAAAAATTGCGGATGATAGATATAGAAGATAGAATTAATAATATTTTCTGATATTTGGCTGTAATGTTTTGGGTGTTTTTGTTATATAAGATTAAGATTAGATTTTTAAGGAAGGTGGTTTTTAATATAATTCATTTGGAAATTCAGGTGAGTGATTTAGGCAGAAAATTGAAAGAATTTACTAAGTCTTAGCAGATGAAAAAATTACAAAGTTATTGTTAAATTATTTCTAAATTTTGGAAAAGGAGAGGATTATAAATGAGTTATGAAGATTTAATATTGTTGCATCCTTGGGTTGATTTAGTTTTAGAATTATTTAAAGGAGTTATGCCAACACTGGTAGCATTATTGGCAATTTTTTTGAATAATTCTTTTGCTAAAGAACGCGAATTAAAATATAGAAAAAAGAATTTACAGCTAGATTATTATACGAAAATGTTAAATTGGCTTCATGATATTAAGAATGATATTATGGAGGTATCTCGTGACCTTGATAATGCGTTAAATAAGATGAATCCAAATGATCGCGTGAATAGATACAATGATTTTATGAAATCAATTAGTAAAATGAATACAAGTGTTGCAGCTTGGAAAGATACATACAGTGTCGTGCTAGAGATTTATAGTTGTGATATTGAATTAAACCAGTTGAAGAAGGAAATATCTAATTGTTCAGATAACCTTGTAAAAATAGGTAAACAATATATTAATCAAGCGGATACAACAATGGCAACAGATGAAATCAATAATAGTGTGATAAAAACCAATAAAGTAATAGATGAATGTATAAGGAAACTTCTTAAAGAAACGAATGCATTATATTGAAATTTCATTGACGAAGGAAAGAAATTATTGAGGAGAAAAAATATATGGAGTATAGAAAAGCAAATTTGAAAGAATATACGAGAAATTTAGAGGAAATGACAGAAATATTTGCGAATAAACTTGGCATAAAAACATATAAAATTTATTTTTGTGCCATTAATGATGATATTGATGAGATTGCTTGTTTTAGAACAGTTGATGAAAATGCTAAAGAAGATATTGACGCTAGTTTAGTTTTTTTTCTAAAAAAGCAAGAGAAGTTCTTTTATTATGGGAAAGACTATTTAGTAACAAATAGAATGATTTGCTTTAAATATTTAGATGGAGACTTTATTGTAGCTTTTCACTATGAATTTGAATATGAAAATGCAAATAATGATATTTTCTATCAATATATAAAAAAGCAAATTGAAAATTATTTATTATATATTGTCCCATTAATTTTACATGAATCAAAAGTATATTCTGAATTTTTAATAGAAAGTCAAATAAGTGCAGCAACAAAGTCTTTGATAGAAGAAAAAATTACAATATATGCTCCAATATATATAGATATGCACCATCTAGGAGGAACATACTATTATGCAATTATTGAAGAACTTTCTGAAATGACGTATGAAGGAGAATATCTAAAGAATAAGTGTTTATTATTTGCGGAGAAAAAACAGAAGTGTGATATTACAATATCTAATAATGTTCATTTAAATGAAATAAAAAAAGTAAGGAAGTTATTAGAAATAACATATTTTGAAAATGGTAAAAAATTTTTAGGGTTATTGTATAATGGCGATAGAGAATCAGTTTCGGGACTTATTTCAAATAAAAAAATTGATGGTAATTATATAAGGATATTATTTGAAGATAAAGGGAGATGGACGATTCATTTTAAAACAAATAAAAAAGAAAGTGAACTGACTATATGTAATTCAAAAGTATATATATCAGATGAAAAGAAAAATATTCAGAAATTTATAGATATATACAAAGAAATGTTTAATGTTAATAATGCTGATTGCGCAGTAAATATTTTAAAGAAAGCACAATTACAAAAACATGGTACTATGCTTATTTTTTCTGATCATGCATGGGAAGAATGTAGGAGGCTTAATAATGTTGGTTATGAAGTTTGTTGTAATAAAAAAATTGGAATAAATCTTATAGAGCATATAACCTGTATTGATGGTGCTACTTTTATTGATTTAAAAGGTAATATAGTAGGGATTGGAATGATTTTAGATGGTGAGATATCTGATAAATGCCAAATAAATAATTCAAGAGGATCGAGATACAATTCCGCAATAAAATATACATATGCTCGTAGCGAGAAAAAAGAAAAATGTATTGCAGTTGTCGTTTCAGAAGACGGGGATGTAAATATAATTAAAGAGGGAAAATGGATTAAATAAATGAGTATATATCATAAAATCTCAATTTCATTGAACAAATAGACTTACCCGACAACAAAATAAAATACTGATCTTCAAACAAAACTACCAATGTGCATCAAAATAATGTACAAAGGTAGTTTTTTAGTGTGCATTATTTTCAAATTCACCACAAAATAAACGCAAACGAATATTCCAAACAAATATTTGAATTATGTATTGACAATTGAGAATGGACGTTCTATACTTATCATCAAGGAAAAAATAAAAAGACCTATCCTCAAACGGTGTTGGCGCACCATCGGACAGGTCTTTCTACATAACCAACGCAGAAATTGCGCTTATGATATTATCACATATTTTCTGATGAATTTCAAGATATCTTTGCGCATTTCTGCACATAAGTTTCCAATTGTAATTATTTTCCAAAAAACTAATTTATAGAAAACTTTAGTAATTTTATAGAAGTAATTGATAGACCTTATTAATTTTAAAAGTATAAGGTTTTATTTAATGCACCTTAAAAAGTGTCTAAAATAATATACTTCTACATTTGCAATGAAAAAATATCTGAAATGTTTCATTACTGGATAGAGAAGTAATTATTAAAGAAGAAAAATGTTTTGAACAAAAAGCAACATAAGATAAAGATTGAGTCAAGTATATATTGAAAAAATTTCCCCTCAAATGGAGAAAAGGGTTTTGAGAGGTGTGTATTTGAAAAATAAATGAAAGATTCTTTTCCATTTGGAGAAGTAATCATATATAGATGGAATTCATGGTAGGGTATGCTCCTATCCCATCAAAAACTATTAAATGAGGGCTGGCGAAATGTCGGCTCCCCACAATAAAATATATGGAGGATTTAAGAATGAACAGAGAGCAAAGAAGGAAACAGGCACAAGAACAAAGAAGACCTAACAGCAGGAAGAATTTTAGGATCAGTGGTTATAAAGAAATTCCCATTGACCAGATCCAGGATAACCCAAACCTCAAAGAATGTGACCAAGAAGTATTGGAATTGATACAGCATAGGTTTGATTGGGCAGAGCAGGGACTTGTAAAAAATGATTTGTCTAAATGTATCATATTGAAAGGATGTGCTTATTTAGATGCATTATGTTCACTCAGGTTCGATATCACGCCACCTGATGATAAGGCAGCCATACGGGATACTATGTATTATGTCGGCAATTATACAAATTTGTTTTATGGGATGATGGCTGATAAAGAAAGTGGGGATATTACTTTGTTTGAACGTAGCCAAAAGCATATTCAAAATGGCGAGAAGCAGATGCTGTGTACAATGGTACATGAACCTTATCCGACATGGGATCTGCCTGATAAAAAAGTAATAGATGATATTTATGCCAGTTTTGTTGCAGAACATGCACAGGAATTATCACCATTTTTGCAGCATACAAGAAAATCTGATGTTGAAGGCGATGAGGAGTACATATTTGAGGTTCTTGAAATGGTTTTGAAAAAGACGGATGAACTTTTACCAGAAGCACAGGTGAAATCAACAAAATTTGTTGTTGAGATGTAGAAGTAATTAATAGGGCGGTATCGTTCTGGTACTGCCTAATAAATAAAAAATTAGAATATGGAGGATTAAAAAAATGAAGTTAGCAGAATTATTAAAAGCATTATTGGAGCATAACAAGACAACTCAAGGGTATCAGATCCATTTAAACAGTAACAATCTGGATGATAAAAGCAGCAAACAGACGGGCATTGAATTTGGAGATTTGTATTTTTCAGACTGTAATACATTAGGAAACTCAATGCTTATTAGTTTTGGGAACATGAGCAGAAAACCAACAGGACAGACAGAAGATGGTACAGACATTTATCCTTTAGAAACTAATAGCAATATGTTCATTGATATAAACAAGATTGAAACAATTGAGGATGTACAGGATTTTGAAGACTGGTTTGAGTTGCCATCTGATAGGGTAATCAATGTATATATGTATCCTGAAAATGATAGTATGAATGGAAATCGAAATGTGATTACAATTGGATTTTTGGCTTAAAAAAAGGAGGACAAGTAATTATGACAAATTTAAACTTAGACAAATTAAGGGAAGTATCAGGCGTTTTTATTACAGAATCAGATTTTCAGGTGATAGAGCTGCAATATAAAGACTACCTGAAAGACAATTCCTATACAGACAACGAATTCACGTCAGAGCAATTTATTGAGGAATGGATCAAGGAACAGGAACTATTTGGCACGTTCAGAGAAACCAAAGATGGAAACATCAAGTATTACTGTATGGAAGGTAATGATGGTGTACAACTTACAACAAGCGAGTTCCTTGATAACCTTGATATGAATTCCTATCATTGGGAAAATAGATGTCGGAGTTACTGGCAGATATTCAAAGAAATTCTTGATACAGGGCATGTCAATAAGCAGTTGCTTGAAAATATCCTGTCAGGCGATACAACTATTTCACATGAACAGATTTATGGATTGCAGAAAGCTGTAAAAAATAGGGTTGCTGAATTATTAGGATAAAGATTTTTAGGCGGTGTATCCCATATCACAATATTATTGACTAAAAGAAGGAGAATTTGAAGATGATAGGTATAATTAAGAGTTTTCAGCCATTAAAGGGTTGTGGAATTATTAGAACATTAACAGGTAAGGAATTACCAGTACAGTCAAGGAATGTCAATGTGAACGGTGCAGTCGTATTAAACAGGAATGATATTGTTGAATACGAGTTGGGAGCTGAAGACGGAGAAAAAGAACATGCTATAAATGTTTCTCTTATATCTAAGGCTGAGTATGCAGTGAAGCTATCAAAACTGAAATTTAAAGATTTTGGATTAGATATTAAAAATAATATTTTAAACCCACCAAAATGCGAAACTCACGATGAATATTGTCTTATGAAATATACAAATGCAGAAGAATTACAGAATAGCCTTTGCCGTTTGGTATGCAGCAGTGGTAAATATCCGTGTGGTGTAGGGGTGCTGAAGCGTGATAATTCAGTTGTTATAGGATATTCTGATGTAGAAAAACCAACGGAAATATGCAGATTTAAAGTATTTGGAATTAAAGATGCGCCAAATGAGCAGCAGTGTTTATCCGTTGGAGAATTGATTAAAACGTCTTATGGATTAGAAAATTATGGGATTATGGTGGAATTAGAAAATGATTTTTACCAGACGATCATGGATTAAAGAAAGGATAATACATAACAATGGGTAAACAAATTACAGACATATCTAATCTATTACAACTGATTAAAAACGGCACTCTCAAAATATCAAATGTAAGATGTGAACTTACAATCGCTTCAGATATTACAGAGCCATATGAGGTAAAACCGGAGGACTTTATAGAGTCTGTGCAATATCTGAATAAATCAAAGTTATTCAAAGATGCCGTTGATTTTGCATATGAGTGGAAGAATGGAGAACTTGTTATCAATACTGGTTATAAAAATCTGTATATGAAAGAAGTCTTTGTTGCACAGTGTACTTTGAAGGATGGTGTTTCTATCAAAGACGTAGAAACAAAGCTGCGAGAGACTATTTTTGACAAGATGGATAAGAAGATTTCGGCGTAACGGTAAATAAAAAGAGAAGTATATAGTGGTGAGTGAGGTATACTTGCTTGCCACTATAGAGATTGAAGGAATATATAATGACAGGAAAAGTTAAGTGGTTCAGCAATCAGCATGGTTTTGGGTTTATTTCAGGTGATGATGGCAATGAGGTATTTGTACATTATTCTGGAATCGTAGGTGAAGGTTTTAAGGAATTAGCAGAAGCAGAACCAGTAGAATATGATGTTATAGACACTGAAAAGGGCGTATAAGCTGTCAATGTCAAAGGCGTGTAAAAGTTGATTTTTAAAAGAAAATAGGTAATAAGGGAATAATGCAACGCTGATTCTTTTGGAGTTTATTCCCATTTTAATAAAAAGCAAAGGAGTGATTATCATTAGCAACATGCAAACAGAAATTTTAAAAAGGTATTATGATATGCTTTATCCAGAAAAATTGAAGGATAATGAGTATGTGGCTTTATTCTTTATGAAAACAGATAAAAATGGAGATGTAGTAATCGGTAAAGATGGCAAAAGGGTAGAGTTTCATAAATACGTTAAGAATTTTGAAGAATATCAGGATTGTATAGATAAGTATAGATACAATTTTCATGCATATAATGCCCTTGCAACTGTAAAAATTGGTTCAGATGGAGAACCTCATAGACGAGAAAGCAATATGCGACAACAAAGAGTGCTATTTATTGATTTTGATAAGAAAGACTATCCAAATTTAAAAGATGCTCATGATTTTACTAAAATGATAAAAAAGAAATTACCTAATGTGTTTCTCCATGCTTATTATGATTCTGGGCATGGATACCACTATTACATAATTATTTCGCCGACTTGTAAAATCAAAGAGATTAGTGAGTTTAATAAAGAAGTATGTGCATTAGTCGGAGCAGATACTAACGCCTGTAAAGTGACACAAATAGCAAGGATACCATGTACCTTTAATCGGAAGAATCCAGATGAAAATGGAAAGTTTCCTATGGTAAAAGAAATAGACCACTACCGTAAGCATCCACAACAGATTGTAAAGTTTCATCCTCTTAACATAGATAATTTAAAAAGAAATGTTAATAATGCAAAGAAACAATTTACATCAGAAAATATTCCAGAACTTTCACTTACAAAATGGGAGTATGATACTGGTGGATTTGACATAAAACAATATAGCTGCCTTTGTACAGAAAAAGTATTCCATGAAGGAGCTGATAAGGGGCAACGTAATACATGGCTAGGCAGAATAATTGTATGGTTGAAAAATAAAGGATATTTGGATTATAAAATTGAACAGATGTGCCAGGAATGGAATACAAGATGTAGACCCCCTAAAAATATATCTGAAATACAATCTGAAATAGAAGGGTGGTACAAATGGTTTGAAAAACATGGAATAACAATTGGTGGTTGTTGGTGGAATATTCAAGACGAACGAATAAGTGAAATAGTTCACAAACAATGTGACAAATTTTATTGTAAACAAGCTATGAATCCTTATGAAAGTATGAGCATATCAGAAGATGTGGGAGTGAGAATGAATCAGAAAGTTTTGACGGATAGTAAATTAAGTATTAAAGGGAAAAATGTAATGTCAGGATATGAATACCTGATTTTAACAGTTTTAGATAAATATATGCCGAAAACAAGTAGAACATTATTTACAATAAAAGATTTGAAATATCGTATGCAATATAAAAAGCATGGTAAATGGCAACTTTGCATGGATGTATCTACACTGAAAAAAACACTGGAAGAGTTGGAAAACCATAAGTGTATAAAAATAACTGATCCAACTACTAAACAATGTAATAAGAAAAATCCGACTTATGATGATAAAGTAATTAAGCTGACCAGAGGATTAAAGAATATTGATTTGGATAAATATATTATATTTTATTATTCAGTTGCAAGAGCATTTATTTGTCACCAGATTACGCAAAATGAATATAAAGTATACTTATGTATATTGAATAATTTAAAAAATAGTAAGAGTTGTACATTGGAGAAAATAAGTATAGCACTTGATATGGATAAGAGAAATGTATTAAGGGCAATACAGAATTTAGAGATAGCATCATTATTAAGAGTAGATCGTATTCCACCTAATGATAAAGGTAAAAAACATAATATGTACTATCCAATAGATACAGATAAGTGGGATAAAGAAACGGACATTGAATTAGACAGTATGGTGTCAAGACTGAATATAGAGTTGATTGCATAAAAATAATCCTACTAAGGAGGGTGTGTCCCACAGTGGTATCCCACTACGTAGGATATAATACATTCTATACATAGTTGTCAAAATTCCATCTCTAAAACTCCAAAACCATTGAAAAATAAGGCAAAACCACAATTCCTATCGTGCAAAATAGGGGTGTCAAAATTCCACGCCATTTTTTCAAAAAACCTAGTAAAATCAATGGTTTTCGGCACTTTTTAGATGCAAATTAAAAAATGCGGTTCCATGTGTATAGGTAACTGTTATTAACTTTTATCAATAGATTACCACACATGGACTGCAAAATTAAGCATTATTTTATGAAATTAGAAACACATTTGAGTAAAGGAGAAAACATATTGCAGGAACCAAAATTATATATTATGACAACAAATAAGGTATCAGGTATCTATACCATTACAAACAAAGTAACAGGAAAATTATATATTGGTGAGAGTTTGGACATTTATAGAAGATGGCATGATGAACATATTCCTCAGTTAAGAAAGAATAGTCATTACAATAAAGAATTACAAAATGATTTCAATAAATATGGAGAAGAAAACTTTTGTTTTGAAATATTGGAGCGATATTCAGGAAATGATCCGATTTCAACGAAAGCAAGAATCTTGATTCTGGAAAGTTATTTTATCACACAGTTTAGCAATTCAGGCATAAAACTGTATAATTCTGAAAATACATTGGTAGAAATATTAAGTGGTAATATCATTCCTGCTGCTGGTAACACGCTGATAGGTGCGATAGTAAATATTTTAAAGGACTTTTCAATTAAGGAATGTGATGGATTTGCATATTTTGAGAAATATAAGACATTAAAAGAAGTCCTGTTTGAATATGTTGTGCCACAAAAAGGGCTACAAGCATCAATTCTTAATGAGTTTGAAAAACATATAGAAAATCAAGGATTTAAGAAACATTATTATATCCATGTTCATCCAGTGAGTTGTGTCATAAATGGTAAGAAAATCAGATATGAAACTGATGTGGTCAGGGATGATAAGATAAAAGAATTAGAAAAAATGGCAATATTGTTTGCTGAAACCAGAGCAAAGGAAATAGAAAGTAAAGATATGTCACCAGACAAAAAAGTTTTTGATAATAAACGCTATAATCCTATCAGCAATGGCGAGATAAAATTCAGTAATTTATTTAAAATCTTTGCAGAAGACGGAACATTACCTAAAGATTATTCTTATGATAAAGTTAGGGAATATATGGTTAAGTTAGGGCTTATAGAAATAAAAGAGGCAGAGAGCAACGGAGTGTCAAAACGTATTACATTTGTTACAGATGATACATTGAACAAAAAGATTTTAAGAATTGTTGGCTGTAGAAGATATGGAGATATTTTGACATACAGTTATGTTTTTACTGTGGATGGAATTGCTTACATGAGAGAATTATTTTCTGGTCTTGATAAAGACAAGAAATTGGAATTGTTTACAATCTAAAATCCGAATTATAGTTACTAAAAATGACCAAAAACATATGGGAAATGGTTTATTTGCAGGATTTTATAATTTTAATGTTTATTGTTTGGATTTTGGGTTACATATAAGAGTGTGGCATTACCAGTTGAAGGAGGACTAGACTTATGAAAGCAAAAGATATCAACAAATTAAAAGTAGGGGAAATATATTATCTTCTTAGTGGAACATGTAATTACAAAAAAGGTGTACTTATAAAAATATTAGACAATAAAAAGGTATTGTTAGAGGATAACGGTAAAAAATCATTTCAGTGTTCTATTAACAAGTTGCATACAGTACCTTATAAAGCAGTTACAGGATATAAGGCAAGGGAAAGAGTTAATATCATAAATAATTATAGCCAATATGGCATTACAGAAGAAACAATAATTCCTTTAATAGATAGCGGCGTAGAGCAAAGGTTTTCATATGATTTGATTTATTTGGGACTTAAAATGGAATTGTGTAAGTTAGCAGGTGAAGAATTTTATTGTACATCTTCAGAGATGGCAAGGGCTTTCGGCGTGTCTAATGAGGAGATCAACGAGTGCATTAAAGAAGCAAGGCAGGAGTTAATTGAGTGTGGTGAGAATCCTGATGAGTATTTTAGGGAAGTAACAGCAACAAGGTTTATGATTTAAAAGAGAAGTAATTTATACATGGTCTGTCAATTAGACGGGTAAAGAGAATTGCAAGGAGTTTCCTTATCTCTGCCATTAAATAATGTAAAGGAGATTAAGTATATATGGCAAAACAGCAGGAAAGATGTTTTTTATGCGGAAAGACAAAAGCAGAAGTAAATCAGTTGTTAAAGGGTAGATTCGGTGTGTAGTTACTTTTATATATAGCAAGTAGTGACTTAAATATGCAGGAGGGATTTTGCGGTGATTAATTTATATGAGCATAATTTAGAAACATACGAGAAAATAAAAAATATTTTGCAGTTAAATAACAAAACTTGTGTCATTCAACCGACAGGATCAGGAAAATCATATCTCATTCTGAAATTGATTGAAGACTATATTGAGCAGGACAGGGATATTATTGTTATTGAGCCTCAAAAATATATTTTCAATCAGTTAAAAGAAAAAATGAAAAAATATGAATTGTCAAGTGACAATGTAAAATTTATTACATATCCTGCACTTGGCAAACTGGATGATAAAAAAATTGTTCAATACAATTTACCTAAATTTGTCATTGTGGATGAAATGCATAGGGCGGGTGCGCCCAAATGGAATATTGGATTGCAGAAAATGTTTGATAAATTTCCGGCTGATTGTAAGTATATTGGATTCTCTGCTACTCCAATAAGATTTTTAGATGGTAAAAGGAATATGGCAAATGAATTATTTAATGGTTGCATTGCTAATGAAATGGGTCTTGCTGATGCAATTATGAATCGTATCTTGCCCTTACCACGCTATATAGCAGGACTTTATACATACGATAATGAGATAAATGCGATTACAAGGAAGATTCAAAACAGCCGGAATACAGATGAAGAGAAGAAAAAATTGCTAGAAGAAGTGGCGATTATGAAAAGAAATCTGGATAAAAGCAAGGGTGTATCTGCCATATTCAAGAAATATATTGATGGGAATAAAGGAAAGTATGTCGCGTTTTGTCGCAATATAAATCATTTGAAGCTGATGCGGTCATGTTTGGAGCAATGGTTTTTTGAAGCTGGAATATCATGTAATTTCTATGAAATACATTACAAGAATTTACAGAAAGATACTCAGTTTAAATCTTTTATGAATGATAATAAATTGGCTGTTTGTTTATCAGTTGCCATGTTGACGGAGGGTGTGCATGGGATTGATGGTGTGATCCTTTTAAGGGATACTATTTCACCCAATTTATATTATCAACAAATAGGGCGTGTTTTTGCAGTTGATATGGATACAGTACCTATTATATTTGATTTAGTAGCAAATTGTGAATCTATTATGGATTGCAATTTGAAAAATGATTTATTGAATGCAATTGAGAAGAGAGATGTAGAAATAAGAAAGTTAGATAATGGTACGGATTGCAATGCTGTGGATAATGTAGATCGAAATAGAGATTTTGGAAAAGAAATCACAAAAGAAGATATTGAGAGTTTTTTTATTTTTGACCAAGTACTTGATGCGGTAAATATTTTCAGAAACATTAAACAAAAATTGATAGTTGAATGGGATGCAATGTTTCATGAATATTGCAAATTTTATGAAGAAAATGGTCATGGTGATGTGCCATATAGTGATGGATATGAAAAATTGTTTGATTGGTGTTATCAGCAAAGAGAAGATTTACATAGAAATGTAATAGAAATAAATAGAAAAAAACTATTAGATGAAAAAGGGTTTATTTGGAGTATTCATAAATATCGTTTTTTATGTAGGATGAAAGATGTTAAATGCTTTTTGGTAGAGAATGGCCATTACCCCAATAGTGAAGATTTATATAAAGATAAAAAACTTGTATGTTTTGTTAATAATGAGAGAAGTCATAAAAAAGAGGCAGAATATAAAGGGGAAACATATCCACAATGGAAACTGGAAATTATTGATAATTTAGGACTTTATGATTTTTTCAGTAATGAACGTACAGTATCTGATTTAGTTATCAGTAAGCCATTTGAATATGTGTCAAGAGTAGAGGAAAAGGTAAAACAGATAGGATGATGAAAGTAGGAATTTAATATGTATTGTTATATACAAGAATTGCAAATGAAAAGTTCTAATTCTGTTGGTCGTGGCAAAGAATTATGTGTCACTACCTCCAATTGGACAGTAAATGGGGTTCCCTATACGAGTTATGGATATACATATTCAGACGAAAAATTTGAACGTCCCATTAAAGCGGCATATAAGATAACGCTCCATGATAAAAGTTACCGTGATGATAAGGGCATAGTAAGGAAAAAACAGTATTATGTAACAACAATTAAATATTATGATTTAGTTGATTTTAGTTGGAGTGATTGCATCATAAGTAGCAAAATAGATAATATTGCTGAAGAAATTGGTATAGAATCTGAAATTGTATGGACAGAGATAGAGAAAAAGTTAGATGTTCTGGAAGATAAAGTTAAAAAGGAATTTGCACAGACAGAAGAGTATAAAGTGCATGAAAAGCATAAAGCTGTTTTAAAAAAATATCAGGTTAAGAAGCGTCAATTTGTTGAAAAATATGAGGTACAGGAAAATGAGTATGATAGGTGTTACGACATTTTTGGCGTGTTAAGAAATTCAGAGTATCTTGAAAAAATAAAAAAAGAATATCAATCCCGTAAAGAATATGAGGAACAAAGCCGTAGTTACCAGAGAGACTACCAACGTAAATACAATAATTATTCCGGCAGTTATGGGACAAGTTCTTTTAATAGTGGTCTTAGTTCTGAAAAAGAGAAAGAGTATTTAAAGAAGTTTTACAAAGTATTAGCTATGAAGTTCCATCCTGATATTATAGGTGATAATGAGCCGATGCAGTTTTTGAATAAGTTAAAGGAAACATGGGGTATTTAGGAGCAGTTGGTTTAATCAAAGTGGTTTGGACTTACAGTAAATTTGCCGTAAGTCCATGAACAATAATAACTGGTAACATTACCATCTTTTATAAGTGATTGGCTTGAAAATGCTGCATATGATGTTGGGTTGTCTAAGGGAAAGTACATAGAAAAATTGCTGATTGGATTATATGAAAATGAGCATATGGAGGACACGAACAATTAACAATACAAAATGTATAAATTTTAACTGAGCACCAAATGGAGCCCAGTAACTATTTTATTGCAAGAAGTAATTTATATATGGTCAGTCAGTTAGACTGGTAAAGAGAATTATAAGGTTTTTCCTTATCTCTGCCTCTATTGTGGGAAGGAATGTGTAGGGTATGCTCCTACCACCACAAAAACACAATGGAGAGATTTGTGGGATAATTCCCCACCACTCTCCTTTTACTAAAAACAATATTTTATTAAAAGGAGATAATAATTATATGAATGAAATTTTAAAACAACACAAAAATACTATTACAACACTTGAAATTGCTGAAATGATGGAAATAAGACATTCTGATATTTTAGCAAAACTGGATGGAACAAATAAAATTAAAGGCATTATTCCAATTCTTAACGAACGGAAAATTCCGTCGGTTGATTACTTTATAAAATCCTCATATGTAGACGCAAAAGGAGAAGAAAGACCATGTTATCTTGTAACCAAACTTGGATGTGATTTTTGACTCAATAATAACTGTCAACAAAAATATTTCGCTGATCATATAGAAGATGGAGGAAGTATATGATATGGATAACAAATTTACAGTAATAAAGCAAACAGATGAAGATAAAAGCAAAGAAATAAAGCGTGTTTATCGTATAGCACTGCTTAATGAAGCGTGGGAAAGACAATATTATAATGCATTAGAAAAATCCTGTACAGGAAGAGCAGGACAGATAAAAGATTTGCCACAAGATGAACTTGCAAAGATTGGTTTTGCTGGAATCAAATATATCTGTTCTATGCGTGATGTTACAAGGGAGAACAGAAAGTTAGGGATTAATGGAGATAGAACATTATCAGAAGAGCAGCTTAGATTCACAGTGATTGATAGTATTTTTACGATTTTAGGTTGCCTAACATTAAGAAAATTTGTAACCACTTTTCCCATCGAAAAGGATTATAGCGGTGAGAAATGGCAGTGCAAAGATTATTTTTCCACAATGGAAGTTTTGTCAAAGATGGATTGGGATAAGCCAATAGGAAGAGACGAACTATCAGAATTACTATGGGATTATGATAATGCCGATTTGAGACATGCTTATGTAGAATTTACTACTGCTATGAGTGCAATTTATCGCTCACAGACTGGTAAAGGGTTAGCAGAACAGTTTTGTGAGGATCATGGAATTGGGACATACACGGTTGATAAGGAAACAGGGATTATAAAAAATAATCAGACTGGCGATATTATGAAACCGAAAAAGGCAAGCTATTTACATATTGTGAAGTGATTTTACAATTAAATTTGCCAATGAAATTTATGTTTTATTAGCTGTTAAATCATACTGTATGCTTGTTCATGATTGTTTAGTAATTAAAGGATTTTTAGGCTGTAAGCAATTTTATTTGTGTTGGTGGGGATTGTTAGGCGAGAGGATTTATAAGGAATCTGATTGAATAAACATTATTGTAGCTTATGAATAGATGTGCTATAGAATGAAGCACGAAAGGATTTTTCAAAAGCTGAAAGAATTGATTATGCAAGACGTTTGGAAAGGATCGAGAGTTTAAAAGCTGAACAGAGAAAAGCTGCTACTCAATTTGGTGGTAATGGAAATATTTCCACCACCGTAGGTACAACTAGGGATATCGTAGCCTCTAAGTTAGGAATTGGTTCTGGTAAACAATATGGTTCGTCAGATTTCTGACACACCCCAACAACGTACTGATGACATAGTGGCAAAAAACTTGGCATTGGTTTAAGGCTGACCCTATGGAAACATTTCCACAGGGTTCAACAAGAGATATCGTAGCCTCTAAGTTAGGAATTGGTTCTGGTAAACAATATGAAAAAGAAAAATACATTGTAGAAAATAAAGACTCTCTATCACCAGAAGATTTTGCTAATTGGGATGAAGGGAAATTATCAACCAATAAAGTATATAGACAACTAAAATTAGGGAAATCAAACCCTAGTCAGAAATCTGACAAGGGTAAACGTACTGATGATATTGTATCCGAAAAATTAGGCATTGGTTCAAGGGACACTTAGCGTAAAGAGAAATACATTATAGATAATAGTGACTCTCTTTTACCAGAAGATTTTGCAGATTGGTCATACCATATAATGCTGTATTTGGCTCATACAGGGGCTTATATTTTGAAACGATAAAAGTTACGGGAAATGGTTTAAGGGGGTTATTTGGGGCTAATAGGGCTGCTGTGGGGTGCTTATGGGACAAAAGAAGAAGTTATGGAATGGATGCTTGATATTCAGTTGGGCAGACGTAACCTTTCTCCTATCCAGAGAATTAAAATTACTGAAAAATATAGACCTATCTATGAAAAACAAGTAAGAGAAAATTTAATTAAAGCAGGTGGTGATAAAAAATTGGGTGAATATAAAAATCAGTTACGGCAAATTTACCACAAGTGATTAAGAGTACAAAAGAACGTAATCCAACGACAGATAGGAAAGCTGTTGATATGATATTTAACAGGATATGGAAATGTATGAGTGCTTTAGGTTTTGTTTTGAAATTTTTATAAATTTATTGTGATGAATGGAGAAAAGGGTAATTACAGAATGTGTATTAGAGAATAAAGAAAAATTTTAAGGAGGATGGATTTATTATGGTGAAATTGTATGAGCACAATTTAGAAGCGTTTCTGGAAATTAATAAGATGATTGAATCAGGAACTAAGAAAATAGCGGCTCCTCGCGCAACTGGTTCAGGTAAAACATATCTTATGGGCGCATTGGCTGAAAAATATAATGATGAGCCTAAACTTGTATTGGAGCCGACAAGACCTTTATTAGATAGCATCAAAGAAAAGTTTGATGAATTTGGTATTGCAAATATGAACTTTATGACTTATCAGAAATTGATCCGTATGAGTGATGAAGATATTGTAAAGAAGGATTATAAACTGATTTTTCTTGATGAATGCCATCATGGGACATCTCCTGTTTGGGGAAAGAAAATTGATTGTTTAATAACAACACATCCAGATAGTATTATTTTCGGTACGAGTGCTACAACTGTTAGAAATGACGGTGTAAATGTCGTAGAAACAATTTTTGAAGGTAATACCATAGGTGAGTTGCCACTTTCCACAGCGATTGCAAGAAAAGTATTGCCTTGCCCTCATTATATTACGGCTATTTACAGACTGGATGATGAATTCGAGAAGCTGAAAAAGCGTATTGATGCATCAACGAATACGAAAGCTGAGAAGAAAGAATTTCTCAAAAAGATTCGGACTATGCAATCTAATTTTGAGAAGAGTTATGGCGTGCCTACTATTTTGAACAAATATATCAAAGTGAAAAATGGTAAATATCTTGTATTTTGCAAGGATAAGAAGCACTTAGATACCATGCGTGATGTTGTGATTGATTGGTTTAGAACGGCTGGCTTAAAAGATGTACATAGCTATGCTATTTATTCAGATTATCCAGACAAAGAAAAGGACTATAAGGATTTTCAGAAAGATAATAGTGAAGCGTTGAAGCTGCTGTTTAGTATCAATATGCTCAATGAAGGTTTACATATTGAAGATATTTCTGGTGTGTTGATGCTCAGAACGACACAGAGTAACTTGGTATATCTTCAGCAGTTAGGTCGTTTGCTAGAAGCAGGGAACATGGGTAAATATCTGTTGGTGTTTGATTTTGTTAATAACTTTTCAAGCGTGAATGAGGGGATTGGACTATTGAAAGAGATTAAGGATGCTATTGAAAGAGAAAAAGAAAGTGATCCGAATTTTGATGATAGTGGATTTGAAGATATTGATACTTTCTTTGTGTTGGAGAACATGATTCAGATTCAGGAGATGTTTAAAGAAATTGAGGAAAGGTTACAAGGAAGTTGGGATTTATATATAAAGGCATTAAAGCAGTATAAGGAGAGAGAAGGGGATTGTTTAGTTCCTGACAATCATGTAGAAATCGTAGACGCAAAGAAAATAGGTTTGGGTAATTGGTGTGGGACTATAAGAGGATATGGGAATTCAGGATTAGCAAAAGAGAAAGAAACCCAACTTAATCAAATAGGATTTGTATGGGACGTACATAATTATATATTTAAAAATAAGATTAAAAAGATTTCTGAATATTATAGTAAATATGGGAAGTATCCGTCTAGCAATATAGAAGATTCAGAGATCAGGAAACTAGGGAACTTTATCAATGATGAGAAAATAAAAATGCGTGAAGAAAATTATCCAAATTGGAAAATAGAGATAATTCAGAAGTATTTACCAAATTTTTCGTGTAAAACTAGAACTGAGAAATCGCTTGACAGTTTTATATATTTTGTAAATTTGTATAAAGAGCGATATGGACATGTAGATATAAAAAGATTAGATACCATTGATGATTTTCCGATCGGAATAAGGTTACAAACTTTAAGGGCAATGTATAAAGATGGAAAACTGTCTGAAAGTATTATTTTTCGACTTGAGAATATGGGGGTATATTTAAAAGATAAACGGAAAAGGCAGTTTAATGAAAAAATGGAATTAGTTAGGCAGGCTGTTTTTAAAGGGGTAGTGATTAGCAAATCTAATCCATCTTATAAATATGAAAACATTTATCAGTGGCTAAAGGAAAAGGTATATCGTAAATATAAAAATAATGAATTATCAGATGGAGAAATTGACATTATTGAACAGTTAATAAAACAACCTTTAGTTAAATTTTACACAAATAGTAATTTTGTTCAGATTAATGATGTTATAAATAATAAGGTAACTGTATGTAAATCTCAGAGTGAAGCTGTAAGAATAATACAAGAAGAATTTAATTTGAAGATAAGTTGGGGAACTGTTGCCAGACATTTAAATGGACAAGTTACCACTCCATACAAAGGACGATTTATGTTTTATTATGCAACTGAAGAAGAGATAAAAAAGTATATGGAAGAGAACAAGGTAGTTAATTTGTAATTATGGATAAGCCATCGGAGGTGCATACACTGCACATCCGAAATGGCTGATTCTTTATGAACAAAACAGCGCGGTGTTTGTAGGATTGAAATATAAGTGGACTTAAAAAGAGAATAGTATAGTGTAGGCATTGTTATTATATTTTTAATTGTGGAGGATGATTTATTGAATAAAGATAATGTAGAAATTAAAGAAAATGAACAGAAAAGTAGTGCCATTAAGATTAAAAGCATACAGGCTAATAGTCTTTATGCTGTAAATAATTATGTGGAAGATGAAAACAAAGCAGACAATAGGAAGCCATACCTTGATTTAGGAGAAGCGGTTATAAACAACAGTCTCTTTTCAGATTATATGATGCATCATGCAGTAGCCGTTAATAAAAAAGGCAGAAGTAAAGACTTTATTGTAATGAAGTTTGACTATGGTGTTAAAAATGGGATGTCAGCAAAGGAACTAAGAGATTATTATTATAAGAATGGTGCTACTGTTACATGGAATACATATGAAAACCCTATACATTATAAAATGCTTTATCGCAGCGTTGGCAAGGCAAAAAATGGAGATTGTGTGTTTATCCGTGAAAATTTACATGATACTGCATTGAAATATATTACAATGGACTTATGGGACAAGATGCCAATTGAAAATGCAAAGATAGTTGAAATGTCTGCATATGCGCCATTGGTCACGGCAACTGCAATTGATTATATAAAAATTCCTATGGAGAATATGTTTATAGTCAGAGATGAAGACGTGTTCACAATGATAAATGCCGTTTCTGTAAAAACACATAATGTTCCATATGAGAAAGAGGTTATTGACTGGGAGGCAACTGAACAACTTATAAATAACTATAATCTTACGTTTTATAAAAAGAAACGCAGAGAAAATTCAAAGTTGAAATATATTAGGAAATCTGCATTAAAAGAAAATGGCATATTAGATTACCCTAAAAAAACAAAACTTTATCATAAGAAGGAATGCTATGTTGACAGATCAAACGAAAAGTTGGAGGTCAAGAATACGTTATGGGATGGCATGGGCTTATGTGATGAAAGTTTATTTTCGCAAAATAGTGGGATGGAAGGATTTATTTACTGTAGGAGCCATTTCTTTAAGTCTTGTCTGTTTAGGGGGAATATACAGCAATATTTCAAAGATTATTATGGGGATGCTTATGATACGGCAACAGTAAAGGATATGTTTGGCAATGTGTTCTATGTAAAGGATATCAAAGTCATCATTACAGAAAATTCAATAAAGTGGATAAAGTTTATTGATATAATGGGCGGCAATGAAGAGGCAGCATATAAATACTATGTAAAATTTATGAAAAAGCATGATGAAAAATTTGAAATAGTAAAGACTGCACATAGAAGCAAATATGGAGATTTGCAAAGAAGCTCGTATCAAATCAATAATAGTTTTCCATGCATAGACAGGATAATATTAGAAAGAATTGCAAAAGTAAGCATTGATTATTGCAATTCGTTGAAATTAACCCATAAAGCATTTATGGAACATTTAACAGCAAATGCTTCAAAAAGATACAGTATCAATAATGTACTTATTGCTTTGGATAAGTGGAATGATAATTTTAAATATACTGATTATTTCAAAGTAAAAAAGAATAAGATAATAAGTAAATTTAAGAATGAACAGTTGAAATTGGGAAAACTGCTGCAATATGGTGACAATCTTACAATTTGTGGAAATGTTATTGCCCTGTTGATGAAAGTTACAGGACAGGATTTTCTTGCAGAACCATGTTTTAAACAGATTGACAATGGGATTCAATGTTATACTACAAGATTTAAGGATGGGGAAAGATTAGCAGGATTCCGCTCCCCGCATAATGCGCCGAATAATATTGTACATTTGATAAATACATATTCAGAAGAAATCCAGAGATATTTTCCGAAGTTAGGAGATAACGTCATTATAATTAATGGGATTGGTACTGATGTACAAAGCCGCTTAAATGGGCAGGATCTAGATACCGATGCAATATATACGACAAACCAGCCTGATATTGTAGATATTGCGGAATATGCATATTGTACTTATCCGACCATTATTAACGATATAGGATTAAAAGGTAATAGCAAATATAAGAAAGATATGAAATCATATGCAGAGATGGACAGTAAGATCTCTTCATCACAATATGCCATAGGGGAAGCAAGTAATATCGCTCAATTAGCATTGAGTTATTATTATGATGGTGGAAGTATGAGTAAAGAACTGGAAGATGTATTTATAATATGCTCTGTTTTGGCACAGGTTGCTATTGATTCAGCAAAGCGCATTTTTGATATTGATGTGAACAGTGAATTAACAAGACTGAGCAATCTTCCATGTATGCAGCCTGAAGATGGTAAAAAATATCCAGTTTTTTATGCAAAGGTACAGGAACAAAAGAACGCTGGTAAAAGAAAGAAAAAAGAGATTAAGGAATCAGAAATAAGAGAGTTTAATTGTGCTATGGAAATATTAGCAAATATTATTGAAGAAAATGTGATTGATTTAAGAAAATATAAGGAACTGGTACCATATACATGTAATTTAAATACGGTATTTCAATATAAAACAGATAGAATACGGGATAGCAAGCAGTATAAGAAAGTGATTTCCATTGTACAGGAATATGACAGGGAAGTTAAAAAGCTAGACATATCAAAAAGTGATTATACAAAGGATGCAGATAATTTGTTTGACAACTGTATGATAAAGTTAAAAAATCTGACCATAAATAAAAGTACAATGTCATCTTTGATAGCATATGCATTTG